CATTACCAACGCCCCGGCGCAGATTACCCACGCCTCCATCGCCGAGGTCAAAACCCCCGAGGCTGTCCAGCATATTGTGGGCATGCTAACCGCTTACGACTGGCAGTTTATTCACCAAGCGCAGCAGTTGCGAGGCTACGCCGTAGCCCAGTTGGTTGAGGAAACCAAGAACCCCAGCGCCAACATCCGGCTAAAAGCGCTTGGCCTGTTGGGTAAAGTGACCGAGATTGGGCTGTTCACCGACAAGATTGAGGTAAAGAAAGAAGCCCTGACGGATACCGAGCTTGACCAGCGCATCAAGGACAAGCTCTCCAAGTTCATGGGCGTGGTGGATATACAAGAGATAACAGACGTACATGACGCCTGAGAAAATCACTTCTCTGACAAAACCTGAGCTTGAGGCGTTGATGCGGGCGTTGCCCAGCATGACAACCGCTGAAAAAATAGAATTGTTTGCAGACCTAGAAGTCCGGGAACGCCGCGCTACGCTCTTGGCAGCGCAAACTAATATACTGGGATTTGCCAACTATGCCTATCCGGGGTTCAAAACTGGGCCGCACCACAGAAAACTGGCAAAAATCTTCACCGATGTAATTGAGGGTAAGAAAAAACGGGTGATTATCAACATTGCCCCACGTATGGGCAAGTCAGAGTTCTCGTCCTATTTGTTCCCGGCGTACTTCCTTGGGCAGTTCCCAGAGAAGAAGATCATCATGGGCACGCACACGGCAGGTTTATCCGAGGATTTTGGGCGTCGAGTGCGCAATTTGATCGACAGCGACGAGTACAAAGACATTTTTCCTAATACAAAGGTGTCCGACGACCAGAAAGCCGCGGGTAAATGGAGTACCTCCGCAGGAGGTCAGTACTACGCCGCAGGCGTAGGTGGTGCGCTGGCCGGTAGGGGGGCAGATTTGTTCCTGATCGACGACCCGCACTCGGAGCAGGACGTAAAAGCCAACAGCCGTCTAGCATTTGACACGGCGTGGTCATGGTTCCAGACCGGCCCCTTGCAGCGCCTGATGCCCGGAGGGGCGATCATCGTAATTATGACCCGTTGGTCGCTGCTTGACCTGACCGGACGCCTGCTTACCTACCAAACCAAGAACCCCGACTCACTTCCTTGGGAGATTGTGGAGCTTCCGGCCATCCTCAATGAAAATACCCCCGAGGAAAAGTCACTTTGGCCCGAGCAGTGGCCTTTGGAGCAACTTAAGGCGACAAAAGCGTCCATTGACCCCCGGTATTGGAACGCGCAGTACATGCAGCAACCCAATGCAGAGACTTCGGCGGTGGTTCAGCGCAGATTCTGGCGAACTTGGCTCAAAGATGATCCGCCCAAGTGCGAGTACGTCCTACAAAGCTGGGATACAGCCTTTGAGACCAAGAACAACTCCGACTACAGCGCCTGCACCACGTGGGGGGTGTTCTACAACGACGAAGAACGTGACGAGCCGCAGGTAATCTTGTTGGACGCGTTCAAAGACCGGATGACTTTCCCAGAATTAAAGACAGTCGCGCTCAAGCACTACAAAGAGTGGGAGCCTGACGCGTTCATCGTGGAGAAAAAGGCCGCAGGAGCGCCGTTGATCCAAGAATTGAGGCAGATGGGCATCCCTGTGCAGGAGTTTAGCCCCAGCCGGGGCAACGACAAATCGGTGCGTCTGAGCGCCGTTGCTGACCTATTCTTCTCTGGTAAAGTCTGGGCTCCTGATACACGCTGGGCACGAGAGGTGATCGAGGAGATCGCTGCATTCCCTGTGGGGGAGCATGACGACTATGTGGACACGACCACCCAAGCCCTGCTGCGCTACCGTCAGGGTGGGTTCATCCGGCTGGACAGCGATGAGAAAGACGAACCCCAGATTTTTAGACGCAGACAAGCTGCTTATTACTAAGGACAGATCATGGCAACCAACGTAGACAAATCCCTGTACCAGCAACCAATGGGGATTGACGCGCTTGCACAAGATGAAGAACCCCTTGAGATTGAGATCGTTGACCCCGAGGAAGTGAACATCGGCATGGATGGTATGGAACTGAGCATAAGGCCGGGGGACGATACAGAAGGCGACGAAGGCTTTAGCGACAATTTGGCCGAGTACTTGGACGATGGCACACTAAGTAAGATAGCCGGAGACTTATCCTCAGACATTGACAATGACCGCTCCAGCCGCAAGGACTGGGAGAAGGCATACACCGAGGGTTTGAAGCTCTTGGGCCTCCAGTATGAGGAACGCACTGAGCCGTGGGACGGGGCCAGCGGTGTGTTCCACCCCATGATTACCGAAGCGGTTGTACGCTTCCAAAGCGAGACCATTACGGAGATGTTTCCGGCCTCCGGCCCGGTGCGTACCAAGATTGTTGGCAAGGAAACCCCAGAGAAAACTCAGGCCGCAGCGCGGGTTGAGGAGGACATGAACTACGAGTTGACGGAGGTCATGCGCGACTTCCGACCCGAGCAAGAGCGCATGCTGTGGAGCCTCCCGGCTACTGGCTCGGCGTTCAAAAAAGTCTACTTTGATCCCAACTTAGACCGGCCCGTCTCCACATTTATCCCTGCCGAGGACATGCTGCTGCCCTACGGCGCGACGGACTTGGATACCTGCTACCGCATTACGCACGTAATGCGCAAGACCAAAAACGAGATTCTCAAGCTGCAAAAGGCGGGGTTCTACTTGGATGTGGACTTGCCCGAGCCCAACAAGGAGTCCACAAATATCCAGAAAGCCAAGGACAAGGAAACGGGCTTTACGGATTTGAACGACGACCGGTACACGCTGTATGAGTGCCATGTGGATTTGGACTTGAGCGAGTACGACGACAAGGCTGACAGCAAAGCTGAAGACGGCGAGGATGACGATGAGGGCATAGCCCTGCCGTACGTGGTCACTATGATTAAAGGCGACAACACGGTGCTGTCCATCCGGCGCAACTGGTTGGAGGACGACAAGCTCAAACTAAAGCGCCAGCACTTTGTACACTACCAGTACATTCCCGGCTTTGGTGCGTACGGCTTTGGTTTGTTTCATTTGATTGGCGGGTTTGCCAAGTCAGCCACATCCTTGATGCGCCAGTTGATAGATGCAGGAACCCTTTCAAACCTGCCCGGTGGTCTGAAGGCCCGTGGGCTGCGGATCAAAGGCGACGACACCCCAATCTCCCCCGGAGAGTGGCGCGATGTGGACATCGGTTCGGGAGTGTTGCGTGACAACATCATGCCCCTGCCGTACAAGGAGCCAAGTCAGGTTCTGTCGGCGCTACTAGATAAGGTAGTGCAAGAGGGGCGTAACTTTGCGTCCACAGCGGACATGAAGGTCTCGGACATGTCGGCCAACGCCCCGGTGGGTACAACGCTGGCAATTCTTGAACGCAGTTTGAAAGTGATGACGGCGGTTCAGGCGCGGTTGCACTACTCGTTTAAGCAAGAATTACGCCTTTTGTCCACGATCATCCGCGACTACACGGAAGATAAGTATGACTACACGCCCGAAGGGGGCTCGCCAAAAGCCAAGAAAAAAGATTATGACCATGTGGATGTCATTCCGGTCAGCGACCCCAATGCAGCCACTCTGAGCCAGCGGGTTGTCCAGTACCAAGCGGTCATGCAAATGGCACAGGCTGCGCCGGACATCTACAACATGCCTCAGTTGCACCGCAATATGTTGGCAATTTTGGGGATTAAGAACGCCGACAAACTCGTGCCATTGCCGGAGGACATGAAACCGGTTGATCCGGTCAGGGAGAACATGGCAGTCCTCAAGGGTGAGCCGGTCAAAGCGTTTCTGAACCAAGACCACAAGTCGCACATCGCAGTGCACATGGCGATGATACAAGACCCCGTGATAACACAAGCCATTGGCCAAAACCCCAAGGCACAAGTAATAGGGGCTGCGCTCATGGCGCACGTAGCCGAGCATGCGGGGTTCTTGTACCGCAAGCAGATTGAGGAACAACTGGGGATGACGTTGCCCAAGGACGATGAGCAGATTGCCCCGGAGATTGAGCAGGCGTTGTCACAGATGATGGCCCAAGCAGCGCAGCAGTCACTGCAAATTAACCAGCAGCAGCAAGCCCAGCAACAATCGCAACAACAAGCCCAAGACCCATTGGTGCAGATGCAGCAGCAAGAGATGCAGCTTAAACAGGGCGAGTTGCAGCTCAAGCAAGGCGAGTTGCAGCTTAAAACCCAGCTTGAGCAGGCACGCTTGCAGCTAGATCAAACGCGCTTGCAGATGGAGCAAACAGGGATGCAAGGCAAGATGAAGTTGGACGCAACCCGTATTGCCATAGATGCCGCCGCTAAAAACGATGCCAACGAGATCAAACAAAGCGAGTTGGCAGCAAACATGCAACTCAAAGGCATGCAGATGGGCGCGCAGATTAAACAGAGTCAGGAAAAGCAGACCTTTGACCAAGAGCACGCTGGGATAAAACTCGGTGCGCAAATGGCCAAAGACAAACAGACGCAGAAACTTGAGACGCTTCAAACGGTAGCCAACGTGGCTAAACCGCCAACAACCGGAGAAACTAATCCATGATCCAAGACTTCGCACGCGTATTGCGCGAACAAATACGTACGGACATGAACAACTATACGGACGATATGGCTGGTGGAGCCTGTCGTACGTTTGACGAGTACCAAAAACTCTGTGGGGTTATCTCGGGTCTAGCCCTTGCAGAGCGTTATCTTCTTGACCTGCTAAAGAAAGCTGAAAACTCAGATGAATAGTATTGATCTGTCCCCCGGTGCTTTTGCGCTGCCTGAACCCATCCAGCCAATGGATGCACCTGAACCCGAAGCAACCGCTGAGGAAAAAGCCACGCAACTACCTACCCCACAAGGGTGGAAAATTTTGTGTGCCGTACCTGAAGTCGATCAAAAGATTGCAGGGACATCGCTTGATCTCGTCCGAGATACAGCAAGTTTGCGCCAAGAAGAACACGCCTCAACGGTGCTCTTTGTGCTCAAAGTCGGTGCGGATGCGTACGCCGATAAAGCCAAGTTCCCCACAGGAGCATGGTGTAGTCCGGGCGACTTCGTGCTGGTACGTACTTACTCTGGTACGCGTTTTAAAATTTTTGGAAAAGAATTTCGTCTCATCAACGACGACCAAGTT